ACTAGCAACGAAAGCAAAAGCAATAACGATTTCTCAAATCGTTGGAACACACTACAAAATGAACGTACAACTGACATGCCAAGGCTTTTAACAGCATGTTTGGGACTAAGTGCAGAAGCTGGAGAGTTTACAGAAATTATCAAAAAAATTGTATTTCAAGGTAAGCCACTAGACGAAGATAACATTTGGCACATGCAACGTGAGCTAGGTGATGTTATGTGGTATTGGATGCAAGGATGTATGGCACTTAATATCGACCCAAACGAAGTAATCCAAATGAATATCGACAAGCTTAAAGCACGATATCCTGGCGGCGACTTCGATGCATATTACTCCGAAAACAGAAAAGAAGGCGATTTATAATAAAAACGCTTGACAAACCCCATATTATAAGTTATAATAAGAGCATTAATGAGGAGTTTGTATGAGATTACCTACACAGCTAAGTGGCTTAGGTACAGCTGGCTTAACAGGCATTGTTCTAATGACCTTACACATAACTGATTATTTAACAGGTTGGTGGTGGCCTATCCTTTATATACTCCTTATTTTATCTGGAATAGGCCAGGAAAACAGGAAAATTAAATAGTGTCAAAAAGAAACAAACTAGAAAGAAAATTGGACGAATATAATCACACAATGGAACTAATAAGAACTATAGTACCTATTGTTGTACTAGTATTACAAATTATAATCTTAACAAAGTTGGTATAACATGACAACACATGCAATGATTGATTTGGAAACCCTCGACACTAAACCAAGTTGCCAAATACTCAGTTTAGGTGCTGTTAAATTTAATGCACTTACTAATGACGAACCCCATTCTGAACTATATATTAAACCTGATATTGATCAACAAGATACTGGCGGCAGGACTGCAAGTGATAGCACTATTGAATGGTGGAGTAAACAAGATCCTAAAGCAATGGAAGAAGCATTTTCTGAAGCAGGACGCATGGATGTAGATAAAGTATTAGATCAGCTAACAAAATGGTTAGTTGGAGTTGATGTTATATGGGGACATGGCTATGGATTTGATATAACAATTTTAGAAGACTTATATAGAAATTGGAGTCGTCCTATCCCATGGCAATTTTGGCAAGTTAAAGATAGTCGCACACTGTTTAGTTGTTGTAAAGTGGATCCACGTAAAGCTATGCAAAGTGATCTTCACAATGCACTGGCAGATGCATACTTTCAGGCTAAATCAGTACAAGTAGCCTACAAAGAACTAGGAGTTGAACGTTGAAAGACTTATGGGTAGAAAAATATAGACCAAAGACTGTTGATGGATATGTGTTTAGAGATGAAGCACAAAGAGCTCAAGTTAAAACTTGGATCAAAGAACAAACTATTCCGCATTTGCTGTTCAGTGGCAATGCAGGTATTGGTAAAACTACACTTGCAAAACTTTTACTCAATGAACTTGAAATAAATGATCTAGACATACTTGAGATTAACGCAAGTCGTACAAATTCTGTAGATGACGTTCGTGATAAAATTGTAAACTTTGTACAAATGATTCCATTTGGTGACTTTAAGGTTGTACTACTTGATGAGGCTGATTATTTGTCGCACAACGCACAGGCAGCATTGCGTGGTGTAATGGAGGAATATCATACAACTGCACGGTTTATTCTTACTTGTAACTATCGTAACAGAGTTATTCCTGCATTACACAGTAGATGCCAAGGCTTTCATATTGCTAAGATAGATCAAACAGAATTTACAGCAAGGGTTGCAGAAATATGTATTAATGAGGGTGTTACACCAGACTTAGATACACTTGACACATATGTAAAAGCAACTTATCCAGATTTACGCAAGTGTATTAATACAGTACAAATGAATGTACAAGACAATAGTTTGCTTAAACCTAATGAAGGCGACACAGGTGAAGCTGACTGGAAACTTGACATGGTGGAGCTATTTAAAGCAGGAAAAATACAAGAAGCACGTAAGTTATTGTGTGGAGCAGTTCGTCCAGAAGAAATGGAGGAAATTTATCGTTGGTTATATGATAACATTGAACTATTCGGTGATGAAGAAAAACAAGATACCGCAGTTCTAACTATTAAACAGGGCTTGGTTGATCATACGTTAGTAGCTGATCCAGAGATTAACTTAGCGGCAACGCTAATTAGATTGGCAAGGCTATAATGGATTTTAAAAGAGAAGACTTTATTGGAATATTTGATAATGCATTTAATGAAAATTATTGTAATGATTTAATTAAATATTTTAATCTCAAAGGCAATAGATTTATTTCTCCTACGCAAGGACTAAAACACGACAATGACATGGAAGAAATGTTTTTGGATGACCCAAAAACACTTCACGACGTGCATCCTTCCTTTGTAGATAATTTTTTTGAAATTATATGGAAGCATTTATTTCCAATTTATTTAAAAGAATTTAGCACATTAATTAATATGGAAATGCAAGGTGCCGGCTTAAAAATGAAAAAAATAAAACCAGGTGGTGGTTTTCATAACTGGCATTACGAGTCAATTGGAGAAAGATCTCCAAGAAAAATTGTTATACAACTTTATCTAAATGACATAGATGAAGCGGGTGAAACAGAATTTTTATATCAAAACAAACGAATTAGTCCTAAGCAAGGTAGAGTACTTATGTGGCCGGCAGATTGGACTCACTCTCACAGAGGAAATCCCCCTATTGGAAAGGAGGATAAGTACATACTAACAACATGGCTTGAACAAGTCGTAAAGGGATATTAATCAATGACCTATTTAGTAACTGAAAACTGTATTAAATGTAAGCATATGGATTGTGTTGAAGTATGCCCGGTTGATTGCTTTTACGAAGGTGAAAACATGTTGGTAATTAATCCTGATGAATGTATAGATTGTGGCGTTTGCGTTCCTGAATGCCCAGTAGATGCTATTATTCCAGATGCAGAAGCTAGTAATCATTCGATTGACTTATTGGAACTAAATTCTAAGTACAGTTTGATATGGCCTGTGATTACTGAGAAGAAAGATTCTCCGGCTGATGCAGAAGAATGGGATGGTGTTCCAGATAAATTTAAAAATCACTTTTCAGAGGAGCCAGGAGAAGGTGATTAATAATAAAAAATTGATAAATGATATTGTACGCATAAGTGTACTTGAAGAAGAAATAGAATATTTTGAGACACTAATACAAGAACATGATACAGGACATATCCATACTACCATTGGATTTTTAAATAGAAGAATAGAAGAACTTAAAGGAGAAGCACCTTGGCCGTTAGATTAGTAAGTTATAATGCACCTAGCAAAGAATTTTTAGACGAAGGACTTGAAAATGTTCAAGATCTAATTGCGTTTTGTGCAAGAGTAAGTAATCCTTCAGCACAAATCAACAGTGCAACTAGCGAGAAACTTATTAAATACTTAATTAAACATCAACATTGGTCGCCATTGGAGATGGTAAACGCAGTATTAGAAATTGAAACTACAAGAGATATTGCACATCAAATTGTAAGACATCGAAGCTTTGCATTTCAAGAATTTAGTCAGCGTTATGCAGATCCTAAAGAGCAAGGTGAAGTATTTGTCACAAGCGAAGCACGATTACAAGACGCTAAGAATAGGCAAAACTCAATTGAGATTAACCTCGGTGATGAAGGGATGCCTGAGCTAATTAACCGCTGGGAGGAACTACAACAGGATGTATGCTATACCGCAGGAAGAGCATACGATTGGGCTATAAAAGCGGGTATTGCTAAAGAAGTAGCACGTAAGGTATTGCCAGAAGGCTTAACAAAAACCACATTATATATGAATGGAACATTGCGTAGTTGGGTACACTATATTGATCTTCGTAGTGCAAACGGGACACAAAAAGAACACATGGATATTGCAAAAGAGTGTGCTAAAATTATTGCTGAAATATTTCCCTTAATTGAGGATTTATAATGTTTAAGAAGCAACCAGAACCAACTATATTATTTGAATGTGATAACTGGGCTACACGAAAGTATAGTCCAATTAAACCTGCAGCAGAATTTATACCAGAAAAATTTAAAAACCTTCCTACAGTTTTACATAAAGGTGAATTTCAAAAAGAAAATGTTTATAGTGTTAAAATTTGTCCTGGCTTACAACATTACATAGGACAAGGATTTGTAATACCTGCCTGGTGTGATATTGATTTTAAGATAAGAGATGGGCATCCCCATGTTACATACTCTGATCCAGACTGCAAACACGCATATCACGGTAAAGAGCAAATGGGTGAATTTTTAAATACACGGTATAGTCTACAAACTCCAGTTAAATTAGATAATCCGTGGATTATGTATACTAAAAAAGGATGGAGTACAACATACT